CTCTTTTGCCTTGACCAACTCATCATTGTCTACAATCTTGGTATCTGATGCTTTAGCTTTGTAATTAAACCAATCTTCCGCACCTTGTGCGTGTTGGTACAGTTCGTAAAAGTTATTGTTCATTCCCATAGGTGTACCAATAAAGACACAGTAGCCTTTTCTGTCAGATAGTGCTGGTCTAATTATTTCTGGAAATAGCTTACTATTGACATTTGCGTACTCATCAATGACACATCCATCTAAATATATACCTCTTAACCCATCTGGAGATTCGGAGCCTAGCAAGGTGATACGAGATCCATTAGGTAGGTCTACACGAAGTTCTGTTTCGTTAAATTTGGTGTGAGGTATCTTGGCGGTAAACTGTTTCATGTAATCCCATGCGATAGACTTTGCTTGTTTAAAGGTGGGTGCAATGTAGGCAAATCTAGGGTTTTTTAGTTTGGACAGTAATGCTGACCTAATTAGGTGGTTGATCATGCAAACTGTTTTGCCAAATCTTCTATGGCATACTAATACGTTCCATCTGTGTTTATCTATTTGTTTGTGCAAGTGAGCTTGATGCTTCCTTGGTGTATAGGGTATTTTAATATCCATATCTAGTGTATCATGTCAGACTTTGTACCAGATACAGGTTGGTAATTAAAACCCATATTGAGCATAGCATAACTAATAAATAGATCGGCTGCTACTTTATTGGGAAAGCCATAGAACTTAATAATAACATTATTGCTACCTTCTTCAATATAAGCAACTGAATCTAAATCGTCTGCAGTAAAGTAATCCATATACTACATCTAGTGGATTTTAAAAAAAAATAAAACAAAAAAGTGTTTGTGTATAAGTGGGTGGATGGCTGTAAGGGTGTCCTCTAGTCCGGTATATATAGAAAGAAAAAACGTGGCTGATCTGTGGGGTGTACCCCTTTAGAATGATTCTAATTAACAAGTAATACTAGGTAAAATATATCTTAATCAGATTAGCGATAAGGAAAAGTTATCAGTAATAAACTAATTAATTAATAATAATTGGTTTGGTACTTATTATTTACTGTCGCTTGTTATAACGTGAGAAAAAAAACAAGATCTGTTTATGTATGGATACCAAAATATTAAAGGAACAATTACACATTAAAACAATTTTAAATTGTAAATATACAACACCTGTTGCAATAATATCACAAATCAATAGTGTCAGAAATAAGGCACTAGGTCTAGTTTATTGCCTTTTTTATGCCATATTAATTTATTAACTTTAATCATGTTTAAAACAAATCAACCAAAGGAGACTATGAACTACAATGAGAAACATTTATTAAAACAGTTTGCAAACAAATCAAAAGAGGATTTTGATATTTTTACAGCTGATAACAATCCAGAAAATTTTAGTGATGAATTTCACTCTAAATTTACGGATCTTTATAATTCAATAGATCATGAAAAAAACATTAAAAAAGATTTAGACAATGATTATTCTTTACAGCAAAAAAGATTATATCCAGATGATATTATTGCTTAAATTTAGCCATACAAAAATACGACAATAAAAACATGAAAAAAACAAATAAGAAAGGGACCAATGACAAATAAAGAACTAAAAAAGAAAGTCATTAATAATATGAAAAAAGATGATGATTTAAAAAAATATGTAAATGATCTTGAAAGTTTATCAAATGAAAGTTTTGATATTTTAATCAAGATTATGGACAAAGCATATTTAAAAGTAAAAAACAAATAAGAAAGGAACCAATGACAATAACATTAGAAAAAGCAATTTTAATTATAAAGCAACATGGAAATCTTAATGAAATTTATGATTTTTTTAATCAATTAGGTACTAAAAAACATTATAAATTAAAAAATGTTAAATCATGGTTAGGATATTAATTGCTTAAATCTAGCCATATTTATTTATTAACTTTAATTAACTGAAAGGAAAAAAATGAACAAAAAATATAATAACATACAAGATGTAAACACAACTAATCTTTATAAGATGTTATCTTTAAAACAATTTCAAGATGATGAAAGTCAAAAAATGATTAAAAATGAAATAAAGTTTAGAAATGAGCCAATAACACAACAACAAATGACTAATATCTTTAAAATGGGTATTGTTCAAAGCTGTAAATAATAAACAACTGAAAGGAAACAATGACACAAAATAAATATGCTACAATTCAAGATCTTGTACCCAGTAAAAATTTTGATTTCTTTAATAATTTTAGCGATCAAGTTTTTAAAGATAAGACAATTAATATTAATGATGTAGGTCAAGATTGGTTTGATTGTCTTAATGATGATCAGCAAGTATATGTTTTACAAATGTCAAAATATTCTAAATTAGATTATGATGATATTGTTAAAGCATACGATAAGGAAGTCTTACCTAATGTAATTAAAAATCAAGCTAAATTAGGTTGGGATTGCGATAGCGAGGGAAACATTATTGGCTTTATAAAAGATAAAAACAATGCCTAAATCTAGCCATATTTATTTATTAACTTTAATTAACTAATGAAAGGAAACAAATGACAATAACAACAATGGCAAAAGTAGAAAACATAACAAGTAGCAGAGGAAATAAAGTTGCAAATCAATTTATTTTTACTGATGAAATAGGAAATAGATATTTTCAATCTTATAATTCAGTAATTGTAAAAAAAGATCCATCAGATAAAACATATCTTGATCAAAAATATTGGAACTATAGCAACACCACAGGCAAATATAGAAATATATTTTTAGGTGAAACTATAAAAGACACCAAAGCAAAAATTAAATCCGGTGAGTATATCCTAACAGATTTAAACAAATAGAAAGGAAATAAAAATGGATGGAATATTAATTGTTACAAAATGGGTTTTATTAATTTTGTGTTCTGTTGTGGGTATGATACTCGCAGCAGATCCTA